CTATTTGATTTAAACAAAGAAGAAATATACCAGAATACAGTTCGTGTTCTGGTATATCCAAATATTACATTCCAAAAAGATTTAGAAAAAGATAGCTATATTCAAGTTATTAAAAAACAAATAAAACTACTTAATGAAATTCGTGATGACTTATGGTTTTATCTTATACTACCATGTCCAGTTCCATCATTAGAATTTGATAATGTTACACAATGGTTTATTGATTTTGAAACTTATCCACCGACAATGCGAAGTCAATTTAGAGTTGATGTAATAAGAAAGATGCTAAACAATAGTTTGGACTTTGATTTGATTATGTCACATCTACCAGAACATACACATCAACTAGTTAATACTATGTACAATGTAACACATCATACTCCACCAGTATTTGGCTATACTCATTGGACAGATGTTAAACAAGTAGTTGCATGGCCTAAGGATAGTTTCTTACAGAATATTACTGGATTGTTAGAATATGATAGGTGTTATTTAAATACACAATGTCAAAAAGAATTGATACTGAATCAAGCTAAAGAAACATTTAATGAAAAGACTATAGAAAGATTGGATGATATTCTAACAGTTCAACACTTAGGAGTTGATGAAGATGATATCGTAGACAACATCAACGAATCACCAGAAAAGATTATTGTTTTTAATCATAGACCAGATACTTATAAACACTTCAAGCAGTTTATAGCTCTTACAGATAAACTATGGGAAACAAGGAAAGACTTCAAAGTATGGGTGCCTTTATTAGATAAATCAAATAGAGAATATTTAACAGTTGACAAAGGCGATAAATCATGGTACTATAATAGACTTAATGAGTGCTGTGTTGGTTTCTCTCCTAAACAAACTTATGGTGGGTGGAGTGTTGCAACTACAGATGGTATGATGAATGGAGTACCTTATATTATGTACAATGGTGATTACTATAAAGAATTATATTCTGATGCTGATTTCTTTACTACTGATGAAGAAGCTTTGAAATTACTTAACTCTTACTTGGATACAGAAGTTAGAAATGAACAAGCAAAAAAAGCACTAAACCATGTAAAAAATAATCTTATATATAAAAATAAGATGATTGAAATGAACGATTATATGAATGACTTATTATCAAAACAAAAAGTTATGGGCGACAGCACCAGATTTCAAGATATACTTGAATTTATTCAAAAAAATAAATCTGTTACAAAAAAAGAACTAATAGAATTTGTTGGTTGGGGTAGGGGTATTAAATGGACTCCTTATCGTAGAGCTCTAATGAAACACCCTAATGTTTATGATGTAATGGGTACAGAACCAAAATATGTGTGGAGAAATTAAATGAAACAATTAATTAAAGAAGTGAATACAAAATATTATGAAGAAATAGATTCAGATGGTAAGCGTACAATTCGTATAGAATCTGTTAAAACGAATCATTTTTCCAAAGATGATGAAACAAAAAATAACCCAACAACAAGTATTATTGTTGAATACTTATAGGAAATAGTATGAAAAAGAATCCAAGTGTGTTAAATGATTATGTAAACTTTGTGGATACTGTGACGAGTGATGCAAGTAAGAAGTTACATCACTTTGCAGATGCAATAGGTATTATGAAAGAAAATGGTATTGAACCTCAAAGACTCATTACAGCTTCCATTGGATTGTCTGGTGAGGTTGGAGAGTTTAATGATATTGTAAAGAAGTTACTCTTTCAAGGTAAAGAGATAGATGACGATACAAAGAAACATCTCAAGTCTGAACTAGGTGACATCTGTTGGTATATGGCACAAGCGATAATCGCACTAGATAGTTCATGGGAAGAAATCTTTGATATCAATGTTGGTAAGTTGTCAGAAAGATATCCAGGCGGTTTTGATGCATTGAAGTCTGCAAGTAGGAAAGAGGGTGACATATGAGTCAAGTGACCGAAAGAATGAAAGAACTGATGATGCCTATAGATCAGCAGATAATGATGTGTGATGACAGAGAAGATATTCTTATGTTAGCGTGTGTGATGATTGAAACGGCGAAAAGAATGTTAGACACACAGATTGGTGAGAATGGCAGAAAAACAATACTAAATGATTGTAATAGTACAAGGAGTGATATGAATGAGTGATTTTTTAAAAGATATAATCAAACAAACTGGAAATGAGTATGCCAGTCTGGTAAGTGATGGTGTAGAGGGAGCAGATGTCGGTGGGTTCATTGATACTGGTTCGTACATCTTTAATGCACTATTAAGTGGTTCTATTCATGGTGGATTACCAAATAATAAGATTACAGCAATAGCTGGAGAATCAGCGACTGGGAAAACTTTCTTTCTTATGGGCATGGTTAAATCATTCCTTGATGCAAATCCAGATGCTGGTGTTTTGTACTTTGAATCAGAGAGTGCAATCACAAAACAAATGGTCATAGATAGGGGTATAGACCCTGCTAGAATGGTTATGATACCAGTAACTACTGTACAAGAGTTCAGAACACAGGCCATTAAAGTATTAGATGGTTATATTGCAAAGAAAGAAACTGATCGTAGACCTATGATGATGTGTCTTGATTCACTTGGAATGTTATCTACTACAAAGGAAGTTGAAGATACTTCTGATGGAAAAGAAACTCGTGACATGACAAGGGCTCAAGTATTGAAGGCTGCGTTTAGAGTTCTTACTTTGAAACTAGGTCGTTGTGGTGTTCCATTGATTGTAACTAACCATACATACGACTCTATGGGTTCTATGTTCCCTACCAAAGAAATGGGTGGTGGTTCTGGATTGAAGTATGCAGCTTCTTCTATTATCTTTCTATCAAAGAAAAAAGATAAAGATGGCACAGAGGTTGTTGGAAACATTGTACATTGTAAGAATCACAAGTCAAGATTGACTATTGAGAATAAGATGGTAGATGTTCGTTTATCTTATGAAACTGGACTTGATAAATACTATGGACTACTTGAACTTGCAATTAAACATAACATCTTTAAACAAGTGTCCACTCGTATTGAGTTGCCTGATGGTAAGACACAGTTCGGTAAAACAATTATGAATAATCCTACTGAATACTTTACAGAAGAAGTAATGATATTATTAGATGAAGCTGCACAAAAGGAATATAAGTATGGAAAATTACATTAGAAAATACGACAATGTGGTTGATGATAAATTTTGTGACAATTTGATACAACAATTTGATAGTTGTCCAGAGCAATACGAAAAACAAAGTCAAGGAGAAATGTCCTTTACACAAATACATTTACTTGCAAATCCTGTGTGGGAGACGGAAGTAGCTTATCTTGTTGATGTATTTAAAGATTCAATAAAACGATATAGAAAAGATTGTAATATTGGATATGATACTAATATCTGGCCACAGAAATATGGATTTGAGGGCCCCAGATTAAAAAGATACTTACCAGATGGTGTAGACCAATTTGGTAATCATGTTGATGTTGCAGACCATGAGAGTGCTAGACGTTTTCTAGTTTTCTTTTTGTATCTAGATGATAATGATGGTGGTGCAACTACCTTTCCAGATTATGGATTTACTTCACCATGTAAGAAAGGTTCTTTACTTATGTTTCCACCATTATGGCCTTGGATGCATGCTGGTCAGAAACCAATAGACAAACCGAAATATATATTAGGGAGTTACTTAAATTATGTCTAAACTATTAAATCACTTAGGTGAACCAATTGAAAATAAAGTTGACGAGTCAAAGTTACCAACAGCTGAACAAATACTTGCAGACCCAATTACAAAGAAATTTGTGTTTCTGAATAGTGAAAAACACCCAGATCAAACTTGTATTGGACTTACAGGCGAAACTAATTATCATGGAGTAATTTACAAATATGGTGAAGTTACAGTTCCAGATGAAACTAAATTAAATGAGTCAAATCACTTGAATTTAAAGTTTAAGTATGATATACTAGAGAATAATGGGATTCCAAAAGAGAAATTTGGAGATGATTTTTTTAAACTAATCGGTGATATATTATACCATATAATTATTGCACAATCAGAGGTAGGATATGACAACACAGACGATAGAACGAACAACGCTGAGCAATCTGGTATTTAATGAGGAATATTGTAGAAAAGTATTACCATTTATCAAGCCAGATTATTTTGATGTA